GGGTTTTTGAAAGGCCATTGAATCCCCTTTAAATCCGGACCGACTTATGCCCTACGCCACTGTGCAAGACCTGATCGACCGCTACGGGCGCGACGAACTGACCCAGCTCACCGACCGCGACGGCGACGGCGCCATCGACAGCGCCACGGTCGAGCGGGCGATCGCCGATGCCGCCGCGGAGATCGACGGCCACCTGGGCGGCCGCTACCCGGCGCCGCTCGACCCGGCGCCGCCGGTGCTCACGCGCGTCGCCTGCGACATCGCCCGCTACCTGCTGTGGGGCGAGCGCGCCGGCGAGTCCCTGCGCCAGCGCTACGAGGACGCCCGCCGGCTGCTGGAGCGCATCGGCAGCGGCCAGGTCAACCTGGGCGTCGCGCCGCCGGCCGCCTCGAACACCGTGCAGTTCAACGGCGGAGACCATGTGTGGGGCCGTAACAAGGGCGGACTGCGATGAGCGGGAACTACCTCGCCGCAGAGTCTTTGCTGATCGCGCATCTGCGCCAGCAGGCGCCCGAGGTGCGCGCCGTGCTCAGCGCCGCCGATCTGTCCGGCGTGGACGAATCGGCGCAACAAACGCCGGCGCTGCATGTGCTGTACGACGGCGACGCGCCAGGCGATGAGGCCGGCGACGGCCACTCTCAAGAGGCGCTGCAGCGCTGGATGGTGGTGATCGCCGTGCGCGAGCTGCGCGGCCCCGGCCTTGAGCGCGAACGCGCCGGCCAGATCATCGCCCAGGTCCTCAGCGCGCTCGGCGAGCGGCGCCCCGACGCGCTGTCCGGCCTGCGGCGCATCGCCGGCCCAGGCCCGCTGCGCACCGAGGGCGGCTACGCCTATTACCCGTTGTTGTACACCTTTCCTGTCGTCACTTAGGAGCATCCCGATGTTTGATATCGACCAACTCAACCCGCTGTTTCTGGAAATCAAGATGAAAGCCGGACTGTGGTCCGGCGACGCCGCGCCGAGCTATTACTACGACCCGGTGAACTTCACCAAGCTGGAGATCACCCCGGCCAAGCAGGAAAAAAGCGATGTGCTGTCGAACATGCTCGACAGCATCGGCGAGACCCTGGACACCCAATACACGGTCACCGAAGGGGCCACGCTGAGCGCCGAGCTGAACACCTTTAACGAAGAGCTGGGCGCGCTGCTGCTGGGCGCTGATGTCGACGCCACGACGCAGGCGGCCGCCGCGCTGGTCGATCAGCCGGTGCTCACCGCCTTAGGCCGCTGGGCGCCGCTGGCGCACAAACGCCTGGACAGCGACGGCTTTAGCCTCAAGGACGCGGGCGATGCGCTGGTCGATGGCGCCAAGTACGAACTGGATGCGCGGCTCGGCCTGATCAAGCCGCTGCACGCCGATGCGGTGGGCGCCATGAGCGCCAGCTACACCGTGCAGGCGACGCACGGGCGCGCCTTTAACGCCGGCAAGAGCAAGGTGTTCTATTTGCAGCTGATCGGCACGGCGAAAGACAAAAAGAGCGGTCAGTACGGCGACTTGACGATTCACAAGGTCGCCGTGATCGCCGATCAGAGCCTCGATTTCGCCGCCGGCAAGCATCTGCAGGGCGTGCTCAATGGCGTGCTGATCCGGCCCGCCGGCGCGCCCAGCCCGTACCGCTTCGAGCCCTGGGAGGCCGCCGCCTAAGCATGGCCATCACCCTGGGCGGCCTGGCGCTGCCGCGCGGCTTGCGCTGGGTGGACGAGTTCGACTGGTCGGCGCGTGAGCAATCGATCAGCCGCTCGCTCAGCGGCGCGCAGCTGATCCAGTACGCGACGCGCCAGGGCGGGCGGCCGATAACGCTGCTCGGCGGGCTGGCGTTCACGCGCCTGGCGCGCGCCGAGCTGCTGGCGCTGCGCGCGCTGCTCGAGGACGCGCCGGAGGATGGCCTGCTGCTGCAGTTGCACGATGGCCGGCGCTATCAGACCGCGCCGCTGTACGCGGACGCCGGCCCGCTGCTGGCCTATCCCGTACCGCTGGTGCTCGGCGCCGGCCCGGCCGATCCGCAGCCGCAAACCCTGTATTGGATCGATCAGATCCGCCTGATGGAGCTTGCCACATGAACGATGAATCGCTGCCGCAAGCGGCGTGGGACTGGCTGCTGCGCGCCGAGGGCGCGGCGCTGTCGGACGATCCGGCCGATCGCGGCGGACGCAGCCGCTACGGCATCGCCGAGACGCATCATCGCGCCGCCTGGGCCGAGGGTCCGCCCAGCGCCGCGCAGGCGCGCGCGATCTATGCGCGCGATTACTGGCGCGCCTACCACTGCCATGAACTGCCGCTGGCGCGCGGCCTGCTGCTGCTCGATCTGTTGGTGCAGCACCCGCCGCGCGTCGCCGCCAAGCTCTGGCAGCGCAGCGTCGGCGCGCAGGCCGACGGGCTGATCGGTCCCAACACCCTGCGCCAGTCGCGCGCCATCGACACGGCGCGTCTGCATGATCGCTACTTCCGCCGCCGCGCGCTGCACTACCACGCCATCACCCTGGCCAACGCCAGCCAGGCGCGCTTTCTCGACGGCTGGTTCGCGCGGCTGTTTCGGCTGCACGGCTATGTCCAGGCGCTAGCGCCGTGAGGCGGCCGCCCGGTTGAGCGCCTTGCGCGCCGATCTAGCGCCGCCCGGTGGCGCGCTGGATGGGGGTGGGGCGCGGCGCATTGCGCACGAAACGCCACAGCCCCGCCGCCGCCAAGGCCCAGAACCACAGCGCCAGCACGCCGAAGGCCGCGTGCAGCAACACGGATAACGCGCTGGCCGCCAACGCCCCCAGCAGATAGAGCGGCCACGAGACGGCGAGAGAATACGACAGATTCGACATGGCGAATAAAGACCTCAAATTGAAAATGCGGCTGTCGGCGGATGCGAAATCCGCTGTCACTGGGCTAAAAAAAGTCGATAGCGGCGTCGCTAAGGTCGGCAAGTCCTCTAGCAAAGCCAACCGCAGCCTGCAAAACTTCACCAATACCCTGTTCAGCCTGGACCTGGCGCAAAACCTGATCGGCGGCCTAAAGGACAAGATGGGCGAACTGGCGGCCAGCGCCGACGAGTGGAACAACCTGCAGGCGCGCTTGCGGCTGGTCAGTGAGGGCGTGGCCGGTTATGAGCAGGCGCTTGAGTCGGTGCAAACCGTGGCGCGCGAGACCAGCGCCGATATCGACGCCACGTCGCGCCTGTACGCGACGCTGGCCCGCTCACTGAACAGTCTAGGCGATGCGAGCACCAATGTCGCGGATCTGACGCGCACTATTACGCAGTCGTTCGCGCTCAGCGGCGCCAGCGCGCAAGAGTCCGCCGGGGCCACCCGGCAATTGGCGCAGGCGCTGGCCAGCGGGGTGCTGCGCGGCGACGAGTTCAACTCCGTCATGGAGCAAGCGCCGAGGCTAAACGCGGCGATGGCCCAGTCGCTCGGCGTCACCACCGGGCAGTTGCGCAAGATGGCCGAGGAAGGGCGCCTGACGGCGGAGACCGTCATCGCTGCGATCAAGGACCAAAGCGGCGCCATCGATGCGGAGTTCGCGCAACTGCCGGACACCATCGCGCGCGCCACGCAGCGCATGAACAACGAGGTCAAGACCTGGGTGGGCGAGCTGGACGACGCCACCGAGGCCAGCGCGAAGGTGGCGGCGGCGGTGAGCTTCTTGGCCGAGCACATCGATAGCATCGGCGCGCTGGCGGCCGGCGCCGGCATCGGCGCGCTGGCGGGCGCGGCGGCGAAATCCGCGACGGCTTTGCGCGAGATGGGTCAGAGCGCCGTGGCCAGCAAAGCCGCCCTGCAGGCGCAGGCGCAGGCCGAGCAGAGCGCGCGCGCGGCGACCCTGCAGAGCGCCGAGGCCTACAGCCTGAAAGCCAAGGTGCTATCGAGCCAGGCGCAGAAAACAGCGCAGGCGGCGGCGGCCGAGGCGGCGGCCGCCAACGTGGCCGAACAGGCCTCGCGGCGACACCTCGACAGTCTCAAGAGCCTGAGCGTTTATGGCGAACGCCGCGCCCAGGCCGAGCGCGATTTGGCGGCCGCCATCAAGATCCGCGACGCGGCGGACCGCCAAGCCGTCACGGCGGCGCAGGCCAGCCAGGCGGCGAGCATCGGCGCCGCCGAAGCCGCGCAACGGGCCGCGACGCAACAGCAAGCGGCGGCCGCGCAGAGCGGCGCCTGGGCGCGCGCCGCTACGGGGCTCAAGGGCGCGCTGGGCGCATTGGCCAACCCCTTCAACGCGATGAGCGCCGCCGCCACGGCGGTGATGGCGTATGAGCTGGGCGCCCATTTGCGCGACTGGGGCTTAGGCGCGCTGGCCAGCGCCGAGGCCGGAACGCTGGCCGCACGGGCCTTTGAGTGGCTGGCCACGGCGGCTGAGCAGGCGCAACACAGCATCCAGGAGACGGCGAAAAAGCAGAACGACGCGCTGCGGCAGGTGCGCGAACAAACCGGCTTGGCCGTGAGCAGTATGGCGCAGTTCAACGAAGCGGTGAAAAAAGGCGCGCTGATCTTCGATGCAGCCAGCGGGCAATGGGGGCGCGGCGTCGGCGATTTGAACAGCATGGCGCAAGCGTACAACAAGCTGGATGCGCAACTGACGGCCTCCAGCGATCGCATCAAGCTGGTCGCCAAACAGGTCGCATCGCTCAATGAGGTGACGGCCGCGCACCATGCGCTGGCGATCAAGAGCGCCAAATACCTGGGCGACGAGGCCGCCGTGCGGCAGGCCACCGTGGCGGCGCGCGAGGCCGAGCAGCGCGCCGCTGAACAGGCGCGCACCCTGGCGCAGGCCGAACTGAGCCTGGCCGAGCAGCGCCTTGAGGTGCTGGAGACCGAAAAGCTCAAGCGCGGCGAGAATGTCGGCGCCATCGGCCAACAGATCGCCACCCTGAAAGAGGAGGTGCAGGCCAAACAGCGCGTGGTGGAGCAAAGCGCCCTGGTGGTGCAATCGGCCGAGCTGGAAGCGGCGGCCGCGCGTCTGGCCAGCGAGACCTATGGCGACCAGTCCGATCAGCTCGATGTCCTGCGCGGCCGTTACCAGCAGCTCAGCAATGGACTGAAACAGTTGCAGGCGCTGCAAGCGGATGGCGCCAGCGCCATGCTGGCCTTGGACGGCGCGCAAAAGATCGCGCGCGAGAGCGCCGAGGCCTATACCCAGGCGATGACCGGCGGCGCGGACAACACCCGCGAACTGGCCGAGGCCGCGACCGAGGCGCAGGCCAAGGTTGACGCGCTGAATGAACGAATCGAGGCCGGCCAGACGGCCGCCGCGCAGGCCGCCGTGCTCACGCGGGATCTGGCGCTGGCCAAGACCAAGCTCGCCGATGCCGCGAGGGACGCGCAAGAAGCCATCAGCCTGCAGATCGAAGATCTGCAGCGCGAGGCGCAAATCACCCAGGGCCGGCTCGATCTTCAGCAGCAGGAACTCAATCACCGGCTTGCCCTGGCGCAAGCGCGAGGCGACGAGACCGACGCGGCGCGCCTGCAACTGCTGGTCGCGCAAGAAGAGATCGCCGCGAGCGAAGCGGCCGCGCAAGCGAAGCGCGCGGAGGCCGAAAAACTGCGCGAAAAGGCGGAGGCCAAGGAGATCGAGGCGCGCGCCACCGACGACTACACCGACGCCGAAAAGGCCGCCGTGGACGCCATCCGCGACGCCGCCGAGATGGCCGAGATCGAGGCGCAAAAGCTGGCGCTGTCGAGCCAGGCCAAGCGCGATCAGATCGCCGAGAACGAGCGACTGGCCGAGGCGCAGAAGCAGCAGAAATCGATCCAAGAGGCGGTCAACGCGGCGGTTGAAAAAGCGGCGGAAGTCTCGCAAGCCGCCGCCGACGCGGCGCGCGAAGCGGGCGAGGCGGCCATCGCCCAAGGCGAGTCCCTGCGCAATGCCGCCCTGGCCGCCGCCAGCGCCGCCGATGCGCAACAGCGCGCCGAGGCGCGTCTGGCCGCGCAGCAGGCCAAAGCGGCTAGCGCTGTCGACGCCTTGGCTGAAAAATACGCCTATCTCGGCGAAAATCACCAAGCGTACATCCGGCAGTTACTTAGCGCCAACGCGTCGCTGCATCAACATGCCGACGCCGTCAATCGCGCCTACGCCGCCGCTGAACAGTACGCCGAATCGGTGGACATCGCCAAAGGCAGGGTCGCCGGGTTTGTCGCCGAATTGTCCGGCCTGGACACCGCCAGCGAGCAGACCTTAACGGCGATTGAATCGAACATTGCCGCCATGGGCGCGCTCGATGACGCCGAACTCGCATCCGTGCGCTCGCAAATTGAGCGCCTACGCGCCGCGAACGACTCGCTGAACGACTCGCTGCAAGACACGATTGATCGTCTGAAAGACGAG